CGAACGGGCCCTTTCCCCAGCCCCTCCCCCGGTCCTTGATGCCACGGTCGATGTCGTCCCACTCGCGGTCGAAATCACGTCGACCCTCGTGGATACCATCAGTCCAACCGCGCATCGAGTTCCCACCAATTTCGTGGAACACCTTCGACGGGGACTTCACACCCAACTTCTTTTTCGTGGTGTCGATGGCCCCACCAGCGACCTTCCCGGCGGCGTCCGACGGGCCTTGACCGTTCTGCTCAAAGCCCTGCTTCATCCCCTCCGCGCCGGCCTGACCGATCTCCTGGCCAGCCTGTTGCGTTTGTTTCCGGATTTGGGAAAAGTTTTTCAGGTTGTCCATCGCCGTCTTATGGGCGTTGGCCTTCTTAATCCCCTTATCGGCAACTTCCCCGATACGGCCACGGTCAGCCGCCGCGTCCGCCACAGGGTCACCTGTGCTGGCCGCGGTCTCGCCACGGGCCCGCAACAAAGCAGCGTTCTGCGTGGCCTGCTTCCGCGCAACGAGATCATCAGCCCTTTTGTTGTGGACCGCCTCCAGCTTCGCCTTCGCCTCCGCCGAGGTTTCCGACATGCCCCGGTCCATCAGGCCCTTCTTGTTGGCCTCGAACTGGCGCTGCTGGTCGAGCTTCTTCGCTTCTTCCTTGTCGGCCTTCTTCGCCTCGTCGGCCTTCTTCGCCTCGTCGGCTTTCTGCTGCGCGGCCGTGCCCGTGCCGTAACGTCCCCCAAGACCAGGAGGAGGCGCGGGGGCAGCAGCCTGCTTAGGCGGTGTGAACGCGGCTGTGTACGCCTTCGCCAACTGGCCCTGTGCGGTACTCAGCTGAACCGTAGCGCCCTGCGTAACCTTCCCAATCATCGCCTGCGTGGCGGACACAGCGACAGACTGATCCGCCGCCAAACCGACCGCTAAACCTTGCGGGATGGACTGACCCAACGTGGCAAACACCCTCGAAGGGGAATGCGCGTCGAGGGCCCCAGCAGCTGTCTCAACAACCTTGACGATCCACTTTTTGACGATCGTCAACGTGTTGGTGATTTCCTTCGTGACACCAACACCCATACCGCCACCCATCGAGGCGCCGATGTCCGAACCACCAGCAGCAGCGGCCGGAGCCGCCTGAGACACAACAGCAGCAGTGGTTTTCGCCACCGCCGCGGCAGCAGGGGCCGCCGGAGGAGGCGGCGCGGGAGGCGGAGGAGGAGGCGCGGGGGCTGCAGCGGGGGGTGGTGGTGGTGGTGGTGCGGCGGCGGCTTGTGCTGTGCCGGCCATCGCCGACTTCACATCACCCGTCGACGCGGTTGCCTTCTGCGCCGCATCACCCATCGACGAACCGACAGCGGAACCAGCGGCGGTGGTCGCCGCGCCCATCGCCGAAGCGGCAGCGGGGGTTTGCGCCATCGCCGAGTTCAGGGCCTGCACCTGCTGCGCCGCCGCGGCCGTCGGAGCACCAGAACCAAACCCACCAGCAGCGGCAGGGGATGATGCCGGGACCGGTACCCCACCCGGACCAATCGTCCCCGACGGGGCACCAGCCGTCCCCGCCGCCGAAGCAGGCGGCCCACCCGGCGTACCAGGCGGCGGGGTATAAGCCGCCTCCGGGCCAGCCGTACCAGCCTTCACCGCACCGTACGCACCACCAGGTGTAGACGGAGGTGCCTGCTGGGTGGAACCGCCACCGCCTGTGCGGGATGAACCCGCACCCCCGTACATGTCGGACTGCACACCCGACATGTCATTCGACTGGCCACCCACAATGGGGGCCATCCCCGCACCCGCATGCCAGCCGACACCAGGCATGTTCGGCATCTTCGATTCACCGGCACCGAACCCGCCGGTGGAGCCCTGGGCGCCGGACTGTTGAACTGCACCCATCCAGCCGAGCGCCAACGGAAACGCGTTCGACAAACCGGTCATCACCGCACTAGAAGCACCGGACAGGAATGACGAACCCTTTGTGGCGTTCTGTATGGCTGGGACGACGCCTTCCTGCGCGTTAGTCAGCGCCGACAGGCCAGATCCGATCATGTCCATCGCCGGCCCGGCCGTACCCGCCACATTGACCAGGGCAGACCCAAGGGTGTTCGCGGCACCCACCGTGCCGTGCAAATCTTGCTGAATACCACTGGCGTTACGGGACACCGTGTCGGAGAAATTAGCGATCGCCGGGGCACTATCCCCGAACGCACCCAACACCGCCCCGCCAAGGTCCACAGCGGCACCAATGGCCGGTTGGATCGCGGGGGCAAGCTTCTGCACCGCCGCGGTCGCATCACCAGTCAGGACGGACATGCCACCCAGCACGGCGCCAACATTGTCGACACCAACCTGAGCCATCGCCTTACCAAGCGACTTGACCGAAGTGGCAAGCCCTTCCATCGCTGGCATACCAGCGGCCGTGGTTTCCGCTTTGACCGCCGAAAACGCCTTACCAAAACCTTCCATGCCCTGCTGCGCCGCGTGCATCAACTGTGGCGACTTCATAATCCCCAGCAGAGCCGACCCAGCACCAATACCAGCTGTGGCGGCCGCGAGTACACCCATTCCGAGGGCGCCAACACCCGCGGCAAGACCCAAGCCCATCAGACTCTTAGCGCCTGGATCAACGCCCTCGCCAATAGAGGTCAAACCCTTCGTGAACCGGCTGGCTGCGCCCTCAGCCTGCGACATCCGCCCAAACAAGGCGCCGATACCGTCGGCGGTCCCCGTCCACCCGCCACTCATAGCAACGGATTCCATGCGGGCAACCGACTTCGTCACCCGTTCCGCGGCACCATCAGCGCCCACCATGAACTGCTGAGCCTTACCGGCGGCGGATCCTAGGTCGCCCATCGACCGGCCCGCGCTGTCAGCGGTGCGGCTGATCGGCGCCAACGCTTTCGACACCTGCTCGGCGCGACCAGCCGCACCCACCATGTATTGGCCGGCGTCGCTGGAACTCGCACCCAACGAACCCAACGCCCGACCCGAGTCGACAGCGCCGGCCACGATTGAGGCGATCGGGCGGGAGATGCTCGCCGCACCGGACCCGAGTTCTGACACACCTCTGCTCGCGCTGGAAGCACTGGACTCCAGAGCGCGCATCGAGTTGCCGAGTGCACGCGTCGATGCACCCGCGCGCTCAGTGCTGCCACCTAGCTGACCCATGGAGCCGCTAGCGATACGCGCCTTGTCCCCGGCGGCCTGCATCGAGCTGGCGACGATTTTGTTCCACTCGGCGAAACTCCGCCCAGACGACGCCCCACGATCCAACGCGTTCGCATGGTCCCGGGCGGACGCCGCTGCCTTATCGGCGGCGTTACCGTGCGCACGCGCAGACTCCGCCGCACGATCCGTAGCCGACGCGGCCTTATTGGCGGAGTCGGCTAGACCGTCTAGTCCGCCACCAGACTGGTTGACCTTCACATTGACGGTGACGGTCTTACCGGATAGGCCAGCAATAGCCGCTTTGACCTCGGCGATAGCTGAGAGGGCGCTGGCGTTGGAGCCTGTTATGGAGAGGTGCGCTTCAGGCAATCTAGCTCACCTCAATCAGTATCGTTTTCGGGGTCGTATTCTTCTTCGTCTTCTTCTGGCTCCGGTTCGGGAAGCCAATACAAATAGTCGCGGGCGTTAAACGCTGTTCCCCGCTGCGCGCAGAACACAGCCATCGCCTGCATCACCGCGTAAGCATCTTCACGTGTTGAGCCGATGGGCCCACGAATCTTCGTGAACACCATCGTTTCGATAAGCTCTTGGTACGTCAAACCAGTGTCGGCGAACATGATGTTCGGATGCGGGTAACTGCACTTGAGGGCTAGCTCGAAGGCGAACTGTCGCTCTTCGCTACGTCGGAGTTTTTTTCCGCGTCCTCAGGGTCAGCGAAGTTCATCTCATTCGACGCCACCGCCAACGGAGCAACCGACGCCCAGCCGTGATCCTCGAAGTACTGTTTGACAGCTGCTACGTCGGGGAACAGCTGGTTGTTTTTGCCGTCCTGCAACGTCAGGGCGAGGAACCGCAGCTCCCGGTCCGGTTCGTCAGAGTCACGCCAGTCCAGGAAGACGATGGTGGGTAGTTGGCAGCAGAACATGGCGGCGCTCTTGCCTTTGAGGGTATCGATGCCCTTCAAAACCACTAGCTTCTTACGTAGCGGCCGAGCCTTCGCCAACTGCTTAACGTTCGTAACAATTTCGTAGTCAATATCAGTGTCGTTAGACATGTTCTCTCTACTCCCGAGTCCAATAAAAACAGGTTTAAAAATCGCGCCTACTGTTTTCGGAGTTGTCTTCAACCCACACCTTTGTGCAACGACACCCGTTACCCATGTGCTCATCCGGGTCAATACGGTCAATATTCGAGTTGCAACCCCAGAAAGGCACGTTGTGTGGGTCGTTGTTCGCCACACACGGGGCGCACGCGCCGCCCTCGTGTTTCACTTCCCAATGCCCACCGGTGTTGTCGTCTTGACCGCCACCACCCTCGGTGCCGTCGAGGGTGAAATCGAAATCGCCCTCGACGGACACCGTGATAACAATCTCGCCCACTAGCTACGCGTCAAGGTCAACACCGCGGGCAAACCCAACCAGGCACTGCGCCTCGGTCGGGGCACCAGTGGTCACCCACGACGCCTTCAACTGACTGTTGATCGTGGTGGCGGACGCAAGGTCCACCCGCTGCACCCACGTGTTCGTCGCCGGAACCCCAGTGGGGGCGGCGGCAACGGTGGTGAACGTGACCAGGTCCGTCCACGTGGTGCCATCCGGGCTGTGCTGGATCTTCATCACCACAGTCGGGGTGGTACCGGCGGTGACAGCCAACACGTGGATGATCGCCGCACCACCAGCGGCGGTGCTGTTACCGGTGCCGTTGTCATCAATCGAACCCGCACCCGTAGTGGCAACCTGGGTTGCGGACTTCGGGGACACCAGGATCACACCAACAGGGTTGGAGTTGCCCCGGGCGGACATGGACACGTCGAACGTGACAGCGTCCTTCAGCTTGCCCTTGATGCTGTTCTCCAGGACCGACGACGGCTGAAACGACAGCGGGGCCAGGGCGTTGAGTCCTTCGGTGGCGTACCAAAACTGCACCGGGCTGGTGCGGCCAAACCAGTTGTTCAGCAGGTAAGAGATTTTGTTGCGTTTCATCGCGGCAAGACCGGAAATCTTCGCGGTGCCGTCGATCATGCCAGGCAAATTGTTTTTAAACCTGGTGCCGAAACCCGATCCTTCGATCTCTTCGGCCTTGAGGTTGTGGTCCAGGTCGGTGCCCTGGGCGGTGAACACGTACTGCTCAATACCGAATTGAATCTTGTATCCGGCGTAAGATTCCGACGCCGCCTGAAGGTTGACAGCCATGTCTACTTCTCCTGGGAGGCGCTAGGGGCCGGGGCCTGAACAGACACATCGGCGATGAGCGGGCCATGATCCGGGGCAAACTCATTCGGGTCGGCCAGGTACTTGTCGGTGTCCGGACCGGCATACATGTCACCCACCTTGTACTCGGTGACCTCACCAGAACGGGGGTCGACCCGGTGGAACGGGATCAGAACCTTGTACTTTGCAGCCATGGCAAAGAAAGCCTTCCTATACGGGGAGCGCCCCGAATAGGGGGCGTAAAGGGTGGAGAGTGTTACGCGGTTACTTCGACCGACAGGCGGCCGTACGCGTACATAGTGGTGGCGTACTGAACTTCGGAGATGCTCATGTTGGTGACCTTCGCGCGGAGGAAACCGGAGTCGTCACCGATATTGTTGATTGCCTCAACCAGCGTTGACCCTGGGGAGATCATGTCGCCGATCTTGATCTGGGCTGATTCCTCGTTGACTTGGCTGACGAGGAGCATCACGACAAACTGCCACTTCGCGGTGGTTGAGTTCATCGCCTGGATAGGGTCACCCACCGGTGTGCCCGGTTGAACCACCAGAGACGGGGACGGTGGCGGGGATTTGGGGAAGAAGTCGGACACGTTAATTTCGTTGGAGAACAACGTTTTCATGGTGTCGCCGAGGATTTTGCGTAGATCGTTTTCGTTAGCCATGGGTTGGCACCTGGGGGATGCCGAACAACAACCCACCCTCAATGGCAAGGGGCTGCACCAGCTTCATGGCCAACGACACCGGGTCGGCGGAGATCGTGGTGGTACTGAAGTCGATACCGATACCGATACCGGCCATGTCCTTCGACCGAAAATACAAGGTGGCTAGGGACAGGCAGGCTTGTTTGACGGGTGTTGGTGGGCCGGCCCAACCCCATTTGGTGGTGATCTGAACCCGCGGACGACGTGAGTCCAAAGGGAACTCGCGGGTTCGGGTGGTGGTGGTGATGCTGGTGTACGGGAACCCTGACCACCGGTTGAACGGTTCCGCCTGCCACTCCGACGCTGACCAGGTGGTTTCAAAAATGCCGTCGGCGTCATCATCAGTTTTGAGGATCAAACCTGAGGTGGAGTCGAAATCCCCTGGGCACACCAACGTTCGGTCCCGCGCCCTAAACAGGCGTGGTGTCGCTGCGGCGTCTTGCCAGAACTGCCGGCCCGGTGGAGGACCACACCACAAGTCAATCTGCCGTGACGCCGCCTCAATAGCCCGATCATGC